GAAGTAATAAAACAATGAGAGCTACCTCATCTTTCCAGCTTCCCTTCATTTGGTCAACGGCACTTTGCTCCCATGCAACTTTACCAGCAATCTGGTCTTCTTTAAGCTTCTGCGTTGCTTTGATAGTTGTAAGTTTTAATTCTTGTTTTGCTTTTTTAGTATCTACAAAACCCTTGACGCCATCAGCGACGACGCCAAGAAGTGGTTTTGCTAATAGTTGCCACATGTTCTTTTAGATTGCTCCTATAATTATGATTACGATTATTGCTACTATCGCAGCTTTAATCCAGTCCTTCATACTCCAATCAGACCACTCCTTTAAGTGAGCCCAAAGATCTTGTAAAAGTTTCATAGAAACCTCCTTTGTTGAATAGGTTTTATTACTTTACTCCCTTGAAAGCAACTTTTTTGATCTGCATTTTACTTGTTTGACCTTGTGGTCCACTTCCCTTGTTTTGTTTTATAACATAAGGTGAATAAACAATTGCAGCGTCAGAAGAGACTTGTAGATTTGGAAAAGGGTTTTTTTGTTTAACTACTTGTGTTTTTGTTTTTTTAAAATTCATTAGTATCCTCTCTTTGCTATGCCAAAACCTCTTATGGCAATTCTTTTCTTTATAGCAGATTTCTTTTTTACTTCGCCACCTTTTTTATATTTGCTAGCTAAATCTTTGTCTATTTTTTGTTGAACCTCTTCTGGCAACTTTGAAAAACCTTTAAATTTGTTTGGAACTTTACCATCAGTCTTTGCATCACCACCCTCATTAAATTTTTTTACAACTCCGCCATCTTTTTTACCCATAGGGTTAGCTTTATTTTTAGCTCTAATTCTTCGTAGTTTTTCAGCAAGCATGATTGCTTTATCTTTATCGGACATTTGTCCTTTAGGGTTTTCTTGATCAAATTCCATGGCATAAACTCTACTTACCATTTCAGCTATATCATCAAATGAAGTTTTTTCCATTGCCTTAGAAACAGCTTCTGGATCCGCCATGTTAAGAAGTTTAATTTCTTCTTTATTTAATCGTGGAAAGATATCGCTTTTAATTTTGCTTAGATCCGTTTTTTCATTCATAACTAATGTATAGTAGGTTTTATAAGATTTAGCAAGTCTCTTGAATTATGATCCATAATTTCATCGTATTCTTTTTCTGAAAGGTTGTCATGATACAACATTTTAGCTACAGCCATCATGGCACCTGCTAAAAGCACGTGATCTTCAGTGGTGACAGTAGTTTTGTCTGCCATATTCATCAAAGCATTAAAATAATGACTAATTTTTTCAGTAGGGGTCATCATAATATAAATATTAGACTGATAATTAAGTTTTACAACTTACTTTTTACGTTTTTTTGTAATTCCTGCCTGATTTAGTGCAATTGCTAAGGCTTGTTTACGATTTGTTACCTTTTTTTTCGATTTTCCCATGTTTAATTTCTTTTTTTTGAATTCTTTCATGACTTTGCTAACCTTTTTTTCTGCAGCACCACCTTTTTTAAGCCCTTTTGCTTTTAATTTTGCTGTTGCCTCGGTTAATCCACCACTTTTAAACCCTTTCAATGACGTAAATTGTGGAACTCTTGTTCCGGCACGTAATAATTTTTGTATATCTTTAGGATCAATAGATCTTTTATTAGCTTTAAGTTGTCTTTTTAATCTTCTTATCTCTGCAGCTGATAGTTTCATGGTTTAGGACCCCCTATTTTTTGCCATATTTACGTTAGCTCGTAACTGTGCAATTGCTTCTTGTGAATCAATCTTATCTTTAGCTAAATCTTCAGTTTGATTTACTTTTTTCTTTTCTAATTCTAATCTTTCCTGGTCATTTAAAGCTCTTCTGTTTATTTCAGACTCTTGAATATCTAAATCTCGTTTTTTAAGATCTAATAGTGGGTCTGTTTGATTAGCTTCCAAATACTCCTGTTCTTCTGCAACCATCTCTTCTGTCTTTTGAGCTACTAAAGTTGCAATTTCTTTTTCACTTTGAACTTGTATTTGTTGCATGATTTCAGGAGGTAATTGACCACCATATTTTGCAGCCTCTTGCTGTATCATTTCTTGATTTTTCATTTGCACTTCTTCTCTTGCTGCTTGCGATATATGTTCAGACACATGAGACTGTAATATTATTAAAACTTGCGGATTATTTTTTACTAAAAACGATGACATAAATGCTCTATGCGCATTAATGTGCGCCATGTGATCTTGTGTTGGAAACACACGAAGAGTTCCTCCTTTTAGTGATTGAGAGTTTTCAAGACCAGGGTCCGTGGGCACTGGATCTTTAGGTGTTGGTAAAATATTCTCTATTCCATCTACGCCTAATGCCATGTACATTCTTCTATAAGCTTCATAAATATTATGAATTTCGGGGTTAGATTGTGCAAGTTGCAATTGTGTTTGAGCCAACGAAATACGTTGCGTCATTGAAAAAATATTTGGATCACTTACAGGTATTACATCTACACGTTCATCAAAATCTAAAACTTTTACTTGTCTGTCTCCACCACGTACAGAGTAAGGATAACTAGGTGGTAAGTATTCTGAAAATACTCTTGCTAATATTTTAAACTCGATATGTTGTGCATAATACAATCTTTTGTGTATGCTTGACATGACCCGTGAACCACGTTCCAATAATGCCATAGTTGTTCCAACAGGATTGGCTTGTGAACCCTCACCTATTTTTTGATCTGCTATTGAAGCGAATTCTCTACCACTTTGAACGACAAAGCCTAATAGTTGAAATAATGTTGCATCTGGTCCCTTGTAAGGAAGAGGCATTAATCCCTCTCGTATCGCACCTCCGGGTGCATCAACGTCTCTAAATTCACCTGGCTGTAATGGTTGATCATCATCCCTGATTCTAAGACCACGTGCCTTGAACCCTGCTGGTAAATTTGACAAGGTACCTGCATCAATCAACTGTCTAAGTGCTGCTGTAGCAGTTCTAGATAAACCGCCCAACATGTGTATTAAACCAAAGCCATAAAACCCAAGACCTGGGAGGAATTTAAAGTGAACAAAATATGATACTTTTTGTTTGCTTGGGTCCGTTGGCTTATAGTTTCTGTACACGGACAGAACCTCTCCTGAATTTTCATCAATCGTTATTATGTAAGGTAATTTAATTCCTGTTTGATTACCTGCCTGATCTATGTCTTCAAAACCCTCAATATCGCATTCAGCGTGAAACTCTATTAAATTAAATTCATAATCATCGTAGGTGTTTTGTACTCCTTCTAATCTATTCATTTTTTCTTGAACAGGGCTCTCTTCTGAAACACCTGGACTTAAATCTATGTCCCTATAAAAACCAGAAACCTGTTTTTTTCTTAAATCATTTTCTGACATTTTTAAAACGTGAGCTATTCTTTCAGCACTCTGCAAATCAGTTGCGTTGTAAGGTATAACTAAAAGATCACTTGGAATAAACTTTGAAACAGCTCTACCTAAACTTGCATCATAATAAACTTTTTTAAAAGCTGACCCTGCTAATGGTAAGTGAAATAACAGTTGATCCATTTCAGGATCATATTCCTGCATCACATTCGTAATTTGATAATTCATAAAATCTTTTACACGTTCCGCCTGCTGTTCTTTGTCAGGAGATGCTTCGCCAACTATATTTACATCAACAGGACCTTTTGCGGGTAACATCTCTCTATAAGCGTGAGCTTGAAACTGGGTGACTGATTCTGCAAGAAGTGGATGAGTAACTCCACTTGCCCCTTGAAAAGGCTCTGATCGTTCATCATACTTAAATCCTAAAAGATCTAAACCTTTTGCATATCCTTCTTCCCATTCTTTTCTAGATGCTTTATCGTCTTCAAAGTCTCCTAGAAGTTTATTTGATATTCTTTTAAGTTCATCCTCTGAAATAAATTCAGCTAAGTTGGAATAAAAATCCATGGAAGGTGGTTGTTGTGGTGCATTTAAAATTGCTCCACCATCATCAGTCATAATGACATCTGTTTGTTGTTCTGGGCCTGAATCTATTACAACCTCTGCTGTTTCCATAGGCGAAGATACTGGATCTAATTTTTTGTCTACAGCCATACTATTTAATTACCTTACCTAAACCCTTCACGGCTGCACCTCCTGATGAAAACTTTTTTACCTCTCCACCACCTTTATACCCTAGAATACTTTTAATCTTTTTTTCTGTTGGATTTGTAATGGATCTATATTTTACTTTTTCGTCTCTCATATCGTAAACATCTAATGGTTCTAAACTTATTTGAACAACTCCATTTTTAAATCTTACACCATGTCCGTGTTGTTCAACTGCTGATATTATATCTTTTCTATTCATTTTATTCTCTACTCCTTAATAAATCAAATAGTGGATTGTCTTTTTTTACCATCTTTTCTACATTACCGCCATCTTTAAAAACTTGTGGTTCACCCTGAATACCAAAAAATTGAGATAGTGAAGGATCATTAGCTATTAAACTTTGAAACTCTGGACTCTCCATCATATCCATTCCTATGCTCTCTCCAAGAAAAGTTATAGGTCCGCCCATAAACAGTCTTCCTGTCTTCACAGCATCAGCTATACCTTTTAAAATTTTTTTAGCTTTCTCTGGTGAATTTTTATACATCTTATCTACCTGAGACAAAACTAAATCTAAATTAAATTGTTGTGCTTTGTTTAAAGTGTTTTTTCCTATTTCTTTAATTTTTGTATATATTTTTGATTGTGTTTTAGGTTTGTCCACACCAGTAGCTGTGCCTTTTGCTTCAAATATAAAATCAAAATTATTAGCTAAATATTTATTTTCAAAAGCTTTTGAAATTTTAGGTAATCCATTTTTACCAATTGTAATTATTTTTTTATATTTTGGATTTACAATAACCTTATTGCCTTTTTTTGTTACACCTTTTGATAAAATATCTTTTCTCATTTGTTCTGCATAACCTGCTAAATATCCTGAACTTTTAATCAAATCTAATTGTGGTTTAGTTAAATTTTTAAGAGCCGTGTTCCGATATTTTTTCATCGCTTTATTGAAACCGTCAAAATCATCTAAATAATCATTTACGTTTGGTACGTTTGCTATTGCATTTATTTGTGCAGTCTTGATGCCAGAGTCTTTAAAAACTTCAAACAAATCAGGACCCATTGCACGTTTAATATTAGAACCTTTAAGTATATTAGATATTTTTGATGTTTCTCTTTCAACTCTTGTGCCTGGTGGTTCGTTTAATGAATCTATAACATCTGTTAAAGCTGCTGTTGAAGATGCAAGTTTTGGTTTACTTTTTAATTTTTCAATCATTTGACCAAGCAAAGGATCACCGCCTTTTTCTAAATGAACTATGCCACCATCTTTTTTTACTATTTTTGGTCCAACGCCAAAATCTTTCAAAAGTTTTAAAACATCAGAATCTGTTAAATCACTTATCGTTTGTATTGTTGACGGGTGTAAATCTTTTGGATTAAAATAACCTTTATCTATCATTTTATCTAATAAAAGTTGTTTTAAAGGATTGTCAAATTTTTCGTCCATTAATAATAATTCCTCATATAGTGCATGTCACGTGGTTCATCTTCAAAGTCACTTGGTAAATTAACAAAGTTACCTTGTCGAAATCGCAAGACAGCTTGTGTCATGCTATCCACTAAATCATCATGATCACCATAAGGGAAAGCTGCGCATTCTTCAATCATTTCTTCTGCCCATCTTCTTTCAGGTATATACACTTTTCCTGCTTCAAAGATTGGCGCAACGGAGTTGACACGAACATGCTTATCGTTTCCTTTACTTGGTGTAAAATTTAAGACTGGGACTCCTATCTGACGAAGTTCATGAGTTAAGGGGGTGCCACTAGCTTTTTGTTCAATAATAACAGTTTCTGGCTCCCAATATTTATACTGCTCTAATGCAATTTTTTTAAGTTCTGGGAAATCCCACCTCCCTTTTTCTACATCTACTAAAATTAGGTGTGGGCCCTTGTTCCGTGGATAGAAGACACCCCACGTGGAGATCGCAGAAAAGTCAGCTGATTCTTTTCTACTAAATGCTGTATCATAGCTCTGTATAACATGAACGAGATCTGGGATATCCTCTTCTTCCCACTTTTGCCACCATTCACGTTTAATGATACTACCCTCTTCTGATGTTGGATTCTGTTGCCATTGAGCCTGCCACTTGGCTTCAGATAAAGATGCTTTAACACTTTCTAATTCTTCTAGTTTCCAATAGTTTGGCCACACAGGTTTATCACTTGGTAGTATTGCAGGAAATTCCACAACTTCCCATTGATCTGCTTTAGGTTCTGATTGTGCTTTTAGCAATTGACCTGTTAAATCTTTCGTTGACCATCTTGTCATAACGATGACAATGGAACCACCAGGTTGCAAACGTTGACGAGGACCAGAAGTATACCACTCGTATGCTGAATCAAGAGCCGTGTCACTTAAAGCATCTTGCTCGGAATGTGGATCATCTATAATTAATAAATCTGCACCACGCCCGGTTATCGCACCACCGATCCCTGCCGCATAATACTCTCCACCTTTATTTGTTTCCCATCTTCCTGCAGCTTTGGAATCCGCTGCAATTTTACATTCATCAAAGACTTGTGCAAATTCATTAGTGTCCACAAGATTTTTCATCTTACGACCAAACCTTACTGCTAATTCACCTGTGTGTGTAGTTTGTATGACTTTTAATTTTGGATTTTTACCTACCATCCAAGCAGGAAACAAGTATGAAGCAAATTCTGATTTAGTGTGTCGGGGTGGCATATTAACGATCAATCTCTTTATTTTTCCATTGGCAATATCTTCAAATTTCTTTGCTATTTTTCTGTGATGATCTCCCTCAATAAATTCTGGCCAAACATGTTTGACAAAGGGTATAAATCTTTTTTCTGCCAAATTTAACTTTCTTAAGTGTTCCTTTATTAAATCTTCTTGAAGCTGAACTTCCGTTTTGTTTATCATAGTGTTCTATGTATCAAACTGGGGGCGTAGTGTAAATTATTTTGCGTGCTGCAGCTTAGGGGGGTGGGGGTTATTTAAAAAGGGATTTTGTTTTTTGATTTGGTTTTAAGTACCTAGGGCCACGGATCATGGCCCTAGAATAAAGATGCTTTATTTTTTTAATTCTTTTATTTCTGCTTTTAATTGTAAGATAGTTTTTTGTAATAATATAATAGCATCGTTATGCTGTTTAAATTTAGCACTAATTAAATTAAGTGCTTCGTTAATTAATTGTAAGTTTGTTTTTGGTTCTTGGTTCATGTTTATTTATCCTTTCTATTAATATGGGATTAATCTTATATTATTTCTGTTCGTTTTCAAGTCTTTCTCTGTACAATTTCCACATTCTAAAAACATAACCTTTTGTTGTTTCTTGAGTCATCCATGATCTAGATTGTTGAACCTCCAAACCAATATGCTCTTTTACATGGTCAAGAGTTATTATAAATTCTTTTTCAAAATATTCTCTAAATTCGCTTAAAGTTTGTTGAAATTTCATTCTACAATAAAAATCTTTGTAATTGTCTTGAGTGATAGAATGTAAGCCAATAGACATTGTAACCATTCTTAAATAATTAGTAACAGGATTTAATTTATCATTAATATAACAAACTTTTTCCCAGTTCTTTATATTTTCATAATTAACATATTGAGGCATTTATATTTTTCCTTTCTTATGGTCATTTATTAAATTTGCTATATTTTTAAATTGTTCTGCATTTTTTCTAGCTTCACCATTTCTTATAAAATCTAATAAAATTGAAACTTTTTTTATTTCTTCTTTATCCCAAAATTTAAAATATTCATGATCTTGATCGTTAATATCTTGAATGAGTATACCTAAATCATCTTGAATTGGTTTACTTATTCCATAAGCACTAATGCAATAATCTAAAACATTTTTAGGATTTTCATCAAAATTGTCTAAATGTTTTTTAATTATTGTTTCAGTGATAAACTCTTCTTTTTCACTAATCATTTTTATTTATCCTTTCTAAAATAATTCAAGTTGTTGTGGGTTTGGTTCTTGATTCGTGGTCATCGGTTCACGCTCCAAAAAATTAAAAGTTTTATTTTTCTTATCGAATAAAGCACGTTTAATTATTCTGTTATCAACGTAAAACCTAAATTCAAATAAGTCCTTTTCTATTTCTCTTTTTGTTGTTGTGTGGTTTACAAAGTGATTTGAATACTTGGCACTTGAACCAACATTTACATTTACGTTACAAGTATTTCTAGCACCCCAACTTTTTGAACTACCATAAATACACGCTTCCACATTATTCCATATTGGATATGAATAAGACATAATTTTATCCTTTCTAATTAATAGCCCACTTTATCCCATATTATAAAATTAATCAAACAATTTTAGTAATTCTTGGTGCTTGGTTCGAGGTTCAAGAACCATGAAACACGGACATTTGAAGCCGTTTTTGGCTAATTTTAGCGTTTTTTCGTTATCATATACTTTTATAAGCCCGTCTTTGACCCTTTTAACTATGATAAAAGTCTGAATTCCTAGTAAATACCTTTTATAATGCCAGGCAATTTGAAAAGAAGATAAATAAACTTTATTTAGTTTTATACATTTTAATTCTATCCAAATTTCTTTTTTATTATAAACGGCTGTGAGGTCGGGCGTACCTTGTCCAATCCTATTTTCTATCCTTTCAAAATAAACATTGGACAAGTTTTTTTTAATTTCTTGATAAAATTTAGCTTCCACTATTAATTATAATTTCATCGATAAGGTCTACTAAATTATTTCTAAATTCTTTATATTTTTTTAAATTTTCTTCATCTTCAAAATCTAAATTAAAATAATCAATCAAAGAATTAAATAATAAATCGTCAAATTCCATGTAGTTAATATCTTTCATTTTTTGCTTTAATCCTTTCTCCAATTGTTGCTAATTTTTTAATTCTATTAATTTCAATATCTTTTTGCTTTTTTGTTAATTTACCATCTAATAAATCATTAACAAAATTTAAAGTTCTTAAATCCATTTTATCAATGGCTTCTTTATTAATTGCATTTTCAAAAGCATTTTTAACTTTAATCATTTTTTATCCTTTCTTAAACTTTTTCAAATATTTTATGATTAATTTCATATTCTAATTCTTCATCTTTTAAATTTGTATGAATTAAATTAGACTTATTAATATTGTCTATTATCTCCTTTTTTAATTGCTTTTTCAGTTCTTCTGAAAAATTACCTTGTACTAATTCAATTTGTTCCGATGTATATTCTGACCAAATTTCAACTGATACTTTATAATTAAAATTTATATTCATTTTTTATCCTTTCTTATTTACCATATCTAACCATATTTCATGATCTTCTAATAGTTTTCTATCTTCTTGATCTAGCATTATAGCTAGATCAATTTTATCTTGTAATACTTGTTTAGCTTCTTCTAAATCTTGATCGCTAGGTTGATTGTCTAAAAAAGACCTTAACAATTTATGACTAGAAAAATTTTCTATCCAAGTTTTTAACTCTTCAATTGACAAAGATTTAAACCAATTCTTCATTTTATCCTTTCTCTAATTTTCCCTCAGTTACAGTCTTGTTTTCAAAATCTATAACAAAGTCTTGCGTTTCACATTGAAAATCAACTTTTGCATTTTCTCTTAATTCATCTTCAACTCTCATTAAGACAGTTTGAATATCGTCCTGAGCAAGTTTTTTCATAGGTTTACCATCTTGATCGTAAGTTTTTATTTTTACTTCAAAAAAATTTAAAACCTGTATATTTTTTAACATAATTTATCCTTTCTATTTCACGTGAAAGACTATCCCATAAATATGAGATAGTCAATATAATTATGTAATTATTTTTCAGTTAATAGTAACGCTTCTTCACGCTTAAAACCAACTCCTAATGTGCCTTTCATAATAGCATCTAATCGGTTTAACATATCTTTAGAGCTACCCTCCTCAAACAAAGCGTCAAACATACAATCTTTTATATGATCTAATTTATTTAATTCTTTAAATTCTTTCATAGTTTTGCATTTTTGTTCAGTCATTTCATTTACGATTGATCTTAAACAATCTTCAATTTTTGAATTGTCAAAAGTTTCTCTTCTATCGGGTAAATGATAACTTTCACAACCTTGTTTTTTAAAAATTTCAACAAGTTTTTGTGTTTTTTCAATCCTTTCTTCATTCAATCTATTTTTTGCTTTTTCATAATCTTCTGAAAGTTTGATAACCTGTTTATCAATGCTTTCAAAGTATGATTTGTAAGAGTCAATTTTTAGTGCTGATCTTACTTTTTTAGCAACTACATCACTAACCTCTTCTCTTTTGGATTGTAATTCCATTTGTCTAATTTTTTTAATTGGATCAATTATTGAATATATTTTACCTCTATAATGATCTATTTGATATTGTCTTAATTGCATAATTTTATCCTTTCTTAATATTATTCATAATTAAATAATATATTATCCCATATAGTTATAAATTATCTAAGTCAAGAACTAAATTGTCAAAATCCCAATCATTTATATTTTTATCTTTTATTGTTTCATAAAAGTTTTTAACAGCTTTCATTATTTCTGTATTTTTATTATGGTCAATTTTATTTCTTAAATGCCATTTACCAAGACAAGACAAGTGATTTCTTAATTTAACAGTAAAATACACATAAGGGTCTTTTGATACTCTAATTTCTCTTTTACCTCTAGAACCATAATATGAACTTGTATAAAAATTATCTTTAATATAAGGTTGTTTAAATTTTTTCATATATTTACTCCTACAGGGTAGTCGAAAAGGATTTAACGACTACCCTTTTAAACTAGAAAGTGTACATAAAACCTGCTCATTGGTCTTTCTAGTTAAGGTTAGAGATTTTATATTTCCTACTTAAAGGATTGCTCTTTTAACCTTAAAAAGCATATATGCATTAAAAAAAATAATACAAGTATATTCTTGCATTTAATCCCATTTAATATTATATAACTATTGTGATACTGTGAAAGTGTATAAAACCGACACCGACTAGCGTTCCGATAAGTGCTTTAAAAAGGGAGGTCAGTATCACAAAAGAAAGAAGAGGTAATAATGAAAGTAAAAGAATTTGTTAAATTGTTACAACAAGAAAACCAAGAACTAGAAATTGTTTTTTGGAATGAAATAATGGACGACAATCATTGGGGCTGTATTTTAAGCACTGATGACGTTAACAAAAAAGAGTTGTGTATCTGTCCAACAATTGAAGAGGGAAAATGGTAATATGATGAGTAATGAAAAAGAGAATATGCTTATGACAGCTAAACAATTTTTACAAGTATTGAGTGGTATTTGTAAAACAAATAGAAAAATTGAAGATTGGTCTGATAAATCACCAGAAGATGAATTTGGTATTCTTGCTGATATGATAGACAATTTTTTAGAATATGATCATAATGAAAGTGAGGTCAAAAATGATTAAAAAGATATTGAGATTTTTTAAAAAACCAAAACCAACTTTAATTTGGTTACAAATAGAACAAAGACAGTATTATGGTGTTATTGGTTGGTTAGCTAATGACAGGAAAACATTTGTCAAAGGAGAAGATAATTTTCAAAGGTTAGGTATGAAATGAGTAAACAAAATTATGTAGCTTGGGCGTATAATACACCCACATACGAAACTGCTGAATTATTTATGGAAGAAATTAATGATATGTTGAAAAAGCATAATCTTAAATTGGATTACTATTTTGATGATGATCAAGAAGAGTGGGATTACAAAGTAGTGATGGAAATAGAGAAAGGAAAATAATATGCCAAAATTTACAATAATACAAACTTACAAAATGCAAGATATTTGGAAAAATGTTGAAGCAAAAAATAAGGAAGAAGCAGTTGATATCTGCATGGCTGGTAAAGATGTAGATGAAAACAATCCAGATTATACAAACGACATTATTGAAATATACCAGGAAGAACTTCATTATGTGGGAGGAGAAAAATGAATTTAGAAGAAAAGAGAAAACTTATAGATGAGTACATGAGTGCTTGTCCGTTTATAGAAAAATATGACATCTTGTTTTTAGAGATAGATGATGAATGGGCAAGAGTAGAAATAGATATGGCGTTTGATGGAGAGGAGAAATAATATGCATATAGATAAATACGTAGTTAATAACATTGGTACAAGGTGGACTAATGGTAAAAGTAAAAAAGGTCAATTATTAGCTTGTCTTAATGGTGAAGATATAAGTTTTAAAAATTTACTGCCTTTATTAGAACAATGGAATGAATCTGTTAACGGTGAATGGGCTGACAGGAAAGTTGAATTGACAATAAATGTGAAGGAGTTGGACAGATGATAGAAAAAGAAATTTTTTATAAAGATTTAGAAATTAAAATTTTGAAATCAATTGATAAAATTAATAAAGAAATTTTTCAAATTCAAGAACATATTATTGATTATGAACAATTTAATGAAAAGAAAATAAATGAATTTGAACCCTTTGTTAAAAATTATCCTTTTCAAATATCTTTTGATGAATTTAATGCATCAAATTATTGGGGTAGTCATGGTGATGATGAATATTTAAATAAAATACCAGAAGAAAGGAATTAAATGTTAATTTTATTAATGTGTTGGAAAATTTTATTATACTTTTTAATAATGACTATTTTACTTCTTCTATGAGTTCATATTCGGCATTAACAATATTATTGTCCCGTATCTCTTTTAACTTTGATTCAAGTTCTTTCCTGGTCATGTTGTCAAGAGATGCGGTGACTACCTCTTTTCTATCAACATAAAAACCCGCTAATTGACCTCTTCTATATTCAGCAACAACAGCAGGACCAATCTGTCCATTTTCTACAGCTTTTTCTCTTAACCTAGCCAATTCTCTTGAGTGCCTTACAACATCTACTTTTGTGGCTTCTGCATATTCCCTCTGTAAATTTTCAATTGCTTGAACTACTTTGGGGTAATATTTAGGATTACGAAGATTACAAGCTGCTGCGGTTGCACTTTTTTCTGAATATCCGGCTTGTTTTGCACATTCAGTAGGCGTTAATCTACCATTTTCTGCACAAAAGATCTCAACAAATGCTTTTTGTTTAGGACTTAAACCATCTCTTATTTTTGGCATAATATCCTAATTATATGTATTTTTTTTAAAAGGTATAGTTATATTTTACCCTACTATCTTTATAAATTCTAAGTAGGGCTTAAAATATCCCAATAGTGTAACAGATAGAAATATTTGCTGTTACAAATATGTTACATAAAAACGTAATAAATTCAGTAAGTTAAAGTAATGTAACGTTGTAACGGCTGTAACAGGGGGGTAAAAGAGTTTTTAAAATCAGTTAGGGCTAAAAATATCTATACTTATTAAAAAAGGGGGCACTAGTATTAAACTAGTGTGAACCTCCCCCTTTTGCACACATCAATGGTTTAACGGGTTATGTTAAACGATCTTGAGATTCGAGGTCCCGAACCATCTGCGTGATTAAACATGACCTGTGTGGAGCCACCAGAATATACCTCTATCCCAACTCTAAAAAGGTATTTCACCTTTAAACTTTAAAACTGGTTTACTTTGGATAAATTTTGTAGTTTTTAAACGCTTCATCTCCTTGTATGTCAAGTGGCGGACCGTAGTAGAAGGAAGGACTACCTGCGCCGTCGTCCCAATACTGGTGATAGTATTCATTTTTCTTAATTTTGCCTTTGCCGTGACAAACTTTGCATTTTTGATTTGCTTCTTCACATTCAAATTTGAGCTTAACATTACCTTCTCCTTTACAATTAGCGCAAATCATCTGCTTGATCGATGATAATGCAACCATGGTTCGTGATGCGTAAAAAATAATTCGTGCCATAACGCTTCTTTATAATATCTTCAAGACGATGGTACTTATGTCTATCCAACAATTCTTGCCTGGTCCGTGGATCACGCATCACTTTACTTCTTACATCATCAAATTCATCAGTTAAACGTAACTTTAAAGATCTATTTTTTTCCATTTTTTTTGCCTAATAATTCGTTTAATTTATTAGTTTTTTTCTTAACTATTTGCTCTACACTTGGGACTTCTAAATTTAAAACTTCTGCATTAACATCAATTTCATTGGTTTCAATTAATTCCCCAGAAACTGTATGAGCATGAGCTTCATTATATAAATACAATGAATCACTAAGCGCTCTTTGAAGTACACGTAATAAACGACTTGTGGTTATGCCGTCTGGAGTTTCTAATCTAATTTTAACATCAAAAATCTGCTCTGTTCGGGTATCATCATTCTCAAATAATTCATATTCATCATCGTACCATTCTCTGCCGTGATGACTATTTTTTTCTTTCTTCATAATCTCTCCTAATTTCTAAATTTTAAATTGTAACATCGAATACAACGCCACACGTCATAATTCATTTTATCTTGCATCATGTTATCACAAAGATATTTTTTGGAACAGTCTTTACAAACCTCATGTGTGTATAATCTGCCATATTTTGCCTTGTATTTAAATTTTGGTAAAATTGACTCCTTTCTCATCTTTCTCCTTAATGATAGCTATATAAAAAATTTTGGGTCGTACATTTTAAGTAATCTATCAAGAGCTTTACTTCCTTCATGTACTATTCGCCTCCATTCTTCATATGTGTAAGACGTGTTATGTCTCGGATCAAAAAATTTTACCGATACCGTATCGCATTTAGGACATTGGTAGACCTTACGAATTGGGCTATCGGGTAATTTCATTTAATCCGCCACGCCATTACTCTCTTTCTTACTTTCTTGTTCCTTTAAGTGTTCCTTATCAACTAACATACGTATAAAATTATTAATCGTCATATAACCTTTTTTGGCCATAGGCTTAATTTTATCATAAGTATCTTTGTGTATTGCAACACTTTTGTACTTTTCTATATTCATATGGGTAATATATGGGATTTTATATAAATAGTCAAATATCTTTTTTAATATCCTCGATACATTGTACTTTAAAAGTAAAATATTTATTCATTTCAAACTTCATAAACTTCCTGCCCATTTCTTGACACAGTTGTAATTCATCATAAGTTTCTTGCAAAACCATTTGATTTCCTGTGTAGACCCATGTACTTCCGTTGAAACCCCACAAACTAACCACTATTACGAATGTCTTTAACATATTCTTTGATAGTACCCCAACTTTCACCGATTTCAACATCTACTTTGCATTTAACCTTGAGCGAAACACAATTTTCCATTACAGTTTTTATTACCGAGTATTGATCGGGACTATCAACAGAGAGATTCAATTCATCATGAACCTGTATATGAGGAAGAAAGCCTTCCTCATGTAAATCTATCATAGCTTGTTTTGTTTGATCTGCCGCCGATCCTTGTATTAATCTATTTAAAGACTTGTATGTAAAGGCTCTTCTAATGTTCCTACCGTGTTCTCTCATAGCTTCTACATGAGGTAATGGCTTGTTTATGCCAAATAAATTTGGCTCCCACAGGTCAAAACGACATTTTCTCCCAAGTAAAGTTCTGATATATCCAACATCTTGCGCACGAGCTGACACTTTATCGGCTAATTCTTTAACAAAAGGTACACGTTTATGGTATTGTTTCCATAAATCTGCGGTGTCTTCTTCATCTAAACCTAATTCTGAACCAAGTTTACCCTTACCCATGCCATACATCATGCCTAAATTAATCGTTTTTGCTGTCTTACGATCAATTCCAGCCATATCCGCTACTACTTGATGGAAATCAGCATCATCGTTCTCATAAGCGTCTATGACGGTATCTGAGCCAGGTAAACCTCCGTTCGTTAATTTAGCAAAATGCACCGTGATTCGTGGTTCTTGTTGCGAGTAATCAAAAGTTCCCCACTTGCAACCCTCTTCAGGAATAAATAAACTTCTTATTTTAGGTCCAATAACATTATTTCTAGCAGGAATTTGCTGTAAATTAGGGTTACTGTAGCTAAATCTACCTGTTACCGTTCCTCCTTGGTCGGATCGCATTTGATGTATCTCTGCGTGAATCCTCCCTCGGTGCGTATGCTTGAGGATTGTATCAATGAACGTGGTTCTGGCTTTATTAATTTCTCTAGCTTCAACAACCATCTTAGCAAGTTCACTAGGGTGAGTTGTAAGAAAGTTTTTATCAAACTTAGGCTGGCCAGACTTCTCAGTGCGTTCATACTTAATTTTCTTTGCATCAAAAGCTTTTGCCACAGAAGCTGCTGCCCATATATCCACTGCGACCCCTGTGTCTTTAAGGATTTTATCAAGTAATTCCTTTTCTCTTTTAGCAAATAGTTTCTTAGTTCTCTCTGCTTGGTCCAAGTCAATTCGTACCCCCTTCTTTTTCATCTCAAACAGTATAGGAAAAAGTTTAGTTTCTAAATCAAAAATACCCATGAGATCTTGTTTTATTAATTCTGTTTTAAAATAACCCCATAACTTCAATGTAAGATCTGTATCTTTTTCAGCGTAAGGACCAACATACATCGGTGGTAATTTCCACATTTCACCTTTTGCATCTACTCCCCAACTCTTTGCCGCTTCGTATAGCAAAGTTTCATTTTTTGTTTCACCCAAATAATGTTTACCAAGATCGTTTAAAGCATACTTAAATCTATTTTCATCAACTATGGGTGCAGCAATCATAGTGTCAACAATGCGGCCGTGTACTTTTAATCCCATTTGGTTTAACCAACCAACATCATACATTGCATTATGAAAAATTTTATCGCAGGGAAGTTCTAAAATCTTTTTTAGTTGAGATTTAAAAATTTTTTCATCAAAATTACCACCGCCTTCGTGTCGTAAAGGAAAATATCCAGACCAACCTTCAACAGATAAAGCAACTCCGGCAACAAATCCTTTTCCAACAGGCCAACCAGGACCAATGTTTGTATTAAGACCTATGTCGTTTGTCTCTAAATCAATTGCTATCTCTTTTGCTTGACTTAAATCGGGTATATTTTGTGGTGGTGTCCATTCACTAGGTGGTTGAAACATTGGTATCTGTGTCATTTCTTCTTCCTTTCCCTTTTTTGTCGTCTCTTTGTCATACGTTCAAAAGTTTTTTTCCAATCTTTTTCTAATCCAAGTTTTACTAAATGTTTGGCTGCTCTCATATTTAAATCATCAATCCAATCATGTTTCTTTTTCACAGAAAAACTTCTCTAAACTCTCTATTTGTTTTAGATCTAACAAGGTATAATGTTTGTTTTGCTCTTGTAAGAGCAACATAAAACACTCTTCGTTCATCGTCTTTATCTCTCCAATAAGATTCATCTGCTTTACGAGATAGATCTGATAGTATCATTACATTATCAGCTTCACCACCTTTACTTCCGTGAACAGTGGAGAGCGTGATCCGTGGTACGGGATGAAAGCTACCTTCTCTTCGTATCACGTCAGATACATAAGCTTTCTTGTATTCTGGTACTTTATCAAGAGCCTCGTGCCATGAATAATCTTTTGGCACTCGTAAACCATTATTTTCTTTCAATTGATTATAACTAAATGTTGCATCTTGATCGACACCTGTTAAATTTTTATAGCCACGCTCAACACCGATGTTGGCTCCCATATAATAATAAAGATCTTTTAGTGTATCATGATCAATGAAACTACCTTGTTGTAACATGCGCCACCCATTAATTGCGTTCATTAATCTTTTACCAATAGAACTTTTTCCTGCACGATGATAATAATATCCAAGTAATTTTAATTCATCTTCTACCTGGTCTAAAAAATAATTTGTTCTGCCTAATATTAACCAGTTACCTTCTTTAAGATGATCAAAGTTTCTTCGTGGTAAATGCACAATTGTACCTTCTTCTTGTTTCGGGGACCATTGTTTTTGAACTCTGTTTTTAACACGATTAATTAAGTTTACAGCACGTTGTTGTATTTTAACGGGTAAACGATAAGATTTATTGAGAACAATTCTATTCCCTTCTTTATTAAGTAAGTATTCACTTTTAGCACCAGCCCATTGAAATATCGCCTGGTCATCATCACCGGCGATATAGATTCGTTTTGCTTTTTCTGCAAGTTTATCAACCATTTGCCATTGTATAAAAGATAAATCTTGAGCTTCATCAATAATTAAAACATCGAGCCGTGGTGCGATATCCTCTTTTAAAAATTCAACAATCATGTCAGTGAAATCGTATTTAAATTTACGCATAGAACCAAACTTATAATCATGTAACGTTTCACCAATTAATTTTAACTTGGGCCAACCACCTTGCATATGTCCACTTTTTAAAAATTGGTCGTATAATTTAACACCGTTTATTTTTGACATGTCTATAACTTTCATAAAAATATCGTTAGGTGATGAAACACCATAACCAAGAACTTCGCCATTTGGGTTTGTTAATTTAACTTGTAGCTGTTGTGAGATAAATCGATAGTCTTCGTCATTCATGACATCAGATTCAGATAACCCTAATGCTAAAAAAGCTAAACTGTGTAATGTTCTAAAATATTTAAAATCATCCGCATCTTGTTTTGGAAAATCTCGTAGAGCTCTATGTAATGCTTCTTGTGCAGCTTTTTGTGTAAAAGCAAAATATCCTATTTTATCTGGAGAGGTATTTTTTAATTCTTTAGCCACTACTTCATTTAATAGGTAAGTAGTTTTACCTGTTCCAGGCGGACCAAAAATTAAATTAATCATTAGAAAGGCACCTCTTCTTCCATTTCTGGTTTAGGATGTAAATATTGATCTTTGTCCATTTGTGCAAAATTTTTAGGTACATACCATACTCTACGAACTTTACCATTTAAACGTACACTTCCGCTATCACCACTTAATCCTCTAATACTAGTAACAATTTGTGTAGGATTAAATGTTTTAAATTGTTTCTTTGTGAGAAATTCTACAAGAGCTTCAAACCTAAAATATATTTTGTCATTTTTATGTAATGCTTGACCTAAACGCAAACCTTCCCAATCTTGTGCATCACCTTGGTCCGTGATAAATTCTTCAAGTAATTCATAAAATCTTCCTGTTGCTGTGATCTCTATTGGCATTTCAATAATTTTTACATCAGCTAATAGTTGCTGTAGTTTGGTTGTCCAATCTCTTGGATTCAAAGCATTTGGTAAAATATTAATTCTACCCATGCATGCTTTGCGAAACAAGTTTTGATCATACAATTCATTGTTTGATAAACTTAAACGTTTACCATCAACCGTTATAAACCATTGTGATTCATCTGATTGATACTTAGTAAGATCATCAAATTCATTTTCAAAACCATCACCAATTCCAAATTTTCTACTTCTGCACACACTACTGTTACAAAATTGACACATAGGTTCAACCTTACATGTATAATTATAATCTTTTTCACTGTGTTGATTTATAGTTTTTGTAACTTCTGACATAGAAAGTTTTTTTGCCATGTATTTTTGATTAAACTCATTAACTTTATCCTGCCATTCTTTTGGAAATTTTTTCTTGGCATATACGGCGTAATGAAATAATACATTGTCCCTACCACCCTCTTGTACTTTTTGAGACATAAGAGTTTCTAAGCAGGGTGGACCATCAGACATTTCTTTAAAATTTTTTTTCTTAGATAATTTTATTTGAGAAAATTCTTCTGTAGATACTCTATACTTATCAACAAGATCGAGAAACTCGTCCAAAGTAGCTGCACTGCCGTCATCAAGAAAAGCGTACCGATTGTGATCAGTACCACCAAAGTAAGGGAGATTAAGAAAATTGCCAACATCTCCACGTTCTTTTTCAATTTTTTCTTGTTTAGGAAATATTTCTGATCCTGCATAACCAAGCTCCCCACTTATCTGTTGTAGTTTAGCTCTCATATCTTTAGCAGGTATAAAAGACTTAACAAAACTAAAAATATGTGCGCCACCACTTTTTGATCGACACACTATTAAAGGAAAATTTTCTTTTCTAATTTGATTTACTATTTTTTTATGGTCCAAAGGATATTGATCTATATCTATACAACCCCATTGACACTCATTATTGTCGTTTATAGGTATAATTCCAAGACTATTAACACCTGACAAGTGCTCTTCCCATAGACTATCGGGCTGTGGAAACAGCCTTACGATACGAGAATCACCTGTGTGCTTTCCTTTTTCATTTACACCACCTTTGGTGTAACAACCATGCGCACGTTCTTGTCCTCTAAAAACTTCTCTAAATTTCTCCATAAAGTTAAAAAGGCGCCCGAAGGCGCCTGATTATTTAATATGGTGAACTTTGTTTTTCTACATCTTGTTCATGTTTGACAGTAGCTGTCCCATCAGAAACAAAATTAGAAAAGTCTTTAGCCATTGCATAGAGATTTTTATCTTTATCAGACAAAAAATCCCCTGCTGTAATATCCCAATTATACCAAAAACCTTGATCGTTTTCTTCTCTTACAGTTTTTAAATTGTAAAATTTAGAAAACATAGGTGGTGTAAATGGTCCATTCTGTCCAGGACGTTTTAAAGTTTTCATCATTGTATTCCACTTACGACTTTTCTTTAAAGCTGTAGACTTCATGGTAATTACACATGGTTCAGCAAAGTCGCCTTTAACCAATAGTACATAATGATTACCACATGTTTCAACGTAGTTACCGTTAGGTAGTCTATCTTTACTCCCATCTCTTTTTGTTTTAGTTAAAATATCACTGCCTGCATCATAAATATTTACAGGTGCTCCAGTGCTACCTTTACCCCTATCAACCCATTCTACATACTGTCTTACGTATCCACAGGGTATAACAGTTACTCCCTCTTCGCCTTTAAAAGTTTCTCTAGATACATCATTAAATATATCACCTTCTGTGGCTCCAAGTTCTTTTTTTTCTTCTGACAAAGGTTGCAACACTTTTAATCTTGGTGTTGCTGTATCCTGATTGTCAACCGTTTCAAATCCTTTGTTTGAATCTTCTTCAAACATTTTATCGAAAGGTATTACTTCAGCATTTTTCTTTTTACTTACAGCATTATTCATTTTTACCTCGTTTCTTATTTTTTACTCAATTTAGTCTTTGAACCAACAAAGACGCCAAATTTGTCCATGGGTATTTCGTTACCTTTGGTAACTTGCTCACGAACAAAAGCTTTTAGGGTCATAGGTTCGACCCAAACCTTTTGCTGAACTGGTAATCCCAGTTCTGAAACCTTGTGTTTAAAATCTTCAGCTTTTTCATCTTCACCTCTACCAAAGGATGCTGACAATTGATTCTTTATTAAGTCACCATGACCGTGGTCCCTTAACCAATCAAAAGCTTCCTCTTTATATTTTGCAGGTATAGATGCATAAATTGCTGGAACAACTTCTAATTTTGATCCATCTTTTAAAGATAAACTTGTAAGATTCATCTCATTCATCTTTTCAGGTATAATTTCTTCACTAATTTTTCTAGCGTTCTCTTTTACTTTCTTTAACGCTGCTTCAAGCATAGCTGTCTCTTCTTCAAGGTCAACTAATTTTTGAGATAATTCACTTATATCTTTTAGAGCATCATCTTTAATATCTATGTTAACGTCTTTTTCAAAATCAATCATCTATTTCTCCTTTCTCGAATAGATTAAATTTTACAGGATAATATTTCATTTCCATCTTATCCCATTTTAAGCATTGTATTCTACCACGATTTACATCAGATGCAATAGCACATGCAATGCCCATGGCTACAGGATCACCCATTAATAATAAGTAATCATTATCTGTATAATTTCGCAGTTTTCTGCGTAATTTATTTACAGTAGGTTGACTGCTTAAAACTACTTGCGATCCCTCAGAAAGCAATAATTCTAATTCACCATATTCTTCAGCAGGTAAAATGTTTCTGCCTTTAACTTCTTGAATAACGTAAACTGTCATACTTTCTAATTTCCCAAATAAAGGTTGTTTTCTGATTAATCAAGTATTATATCTCAAAATCAGAAATAATAATAGGATAGAATGGATTACAAATTTAAGACTGTTCCTTATGAACATCAATTAAAAGCTCTTGGAGCATCACATAATAAAGAAAATTTTGCTTTATTTATGGAAATGGGCACAGGAAAATCAAAAGTTTTAATAGATAATATAGCCATGTTACATGACAAAGGCAAAATTAACTCTGCTTTAATTGTTGCTCCAAAAGGTGTCTATAGAAACTGGGAAAAACAAGAAATACCCACACACATGCCAGAACATGTGCCATATAAAATTTTAGTCTGGAATCCATCCTCAACTAAATTTATAAAAGATTATGGTGCTTTTATAAAAGATCAAGATAATCTAAAAATATTTTTAATTAATATTGATGCGTTTAGTACATCTAAAGGGGCAGAAATTTGCAAACGTTTTTTAACAGTAACGCAATGTTTGATGGCTATAGACGAATCCACAACTATAAAATCACCGACAGCTAAAAGAACTAAAACAGTATGTAATTTAAGAACTTTAGCAAAGTATAGAAGAATATTGACAGGTTCTCCTGTAACTAAAAGCCCATTAGATTTATATACACAATGTTATTTTCTTAATCCTGAATTATTGGGGCATGCTTCTTACTACTCTTTTAAAAACAGATATGCTGTTATGATAAGTAGGAGTGTAGCAACTCATTCTTTTAAACAAATAGTAGATTACCAAAGACTTGATGAACTTGAACATAAATTAAATCAATTCTCTTACCGTGTTCTTAAATCTGAATGTTTAGATCTTCCAGATAAAATATACACAAAACGATATATTGAAATGACGCCAGAACAAAAGAAAGCGTATGTGGAGATGAAAAATTTTGCCATATCTATTTTAGAAAAAGAGACTGTAACAGCAGCGGGCATACTAACACAAATGATTAAACTTCATCAAATAACTTGTGGTCATTTGATTACTGATGATGGTAAAACTCTTGAGTTAAAAAATAATAGGATTAATGAATTACTTAATGTTTTGGAGGAAATAGATGGAAAAGTCATTATTTGGGCCGTTTACAGGCATGATATTAAAAAAATTGAACAAGCTATTACACAAAAATACGGAAAGAACTCTGTTAAATCTTATTTCGGCGATACTGCTGATGCAGATAGGCAAGATATCGTTAATGCTTTTCAAGATAGAAAAAGCGATTTACGGTTCTTTGTTGGCAACCCTAGAACCGGAGGGTATGGCCTTACTCTTACTGCTAGTAATACTATTATTTACTTTAGCAATAGCTACGATTTAGAAGTAAGAATGCAATCTGAAGACCGTGCGCACAGAATAGGACAAAATAAAAAAGTAACGTACATTGACTTCATAGCTGAAAAGACAATTGATGAAAAAATATTAAAATCTTTGCGTGGTAAAATTAATATTGCTACAAAAGTTTTAGGGGAAGATTTTAAAGAATGGCTGATTTAAGACTGCCATATATTATTTCTTCTTCAGTTACATAAACAAGATTTACTTTTAATTTTTTTTGTAATGGGGATAAAATTCTTCTAATAAAATGTCCTTTGTGCATTCCTGATTTCCTAATAGATTGTGTTTTAACATCAAATAAATGTAGTTTACCCTTTGGTGAAACAGCAATTATGTCAACTGGGCACTGTCTATGCAAAGGTGTAAAAACAAAAAAACCTTTTTTTAAAAGATCTGTTATTACCAGCTGTTCGCTAATTACACCTTTAATCTGTTTTAAATTCATCGATTAGAATTTCTATTTTTGTCTCTAATCTAATTATTCTTTCTTTTATTTCTGGTATGTCTTCAAGAATTGCATTTTCTATCATAGCTTGTTTTGATTCAAGGGCCGTGACACGTTGAGATAGCATACCGTAAACAGAACCTGCGGATACAAGTATCATGCTAAGCCAAACAATGTTTCTTAAATTAAAATCTTTTTCCATTACCTAATCAAAAAAGAAAAATCTTTTTTTCTCCTCTTCTGTTTCCTCTGGCTCATCTTTTTCATTAGCCATACCAATAAACCTTAATATACTTGGTGTGAAAAGAGCCGACATAAATTGACCAATATCTTTTGCGCCTAATTCATTTACGGCAAATTCTTTGCCAGCTTCACCAAAATTTGGCATTTGTAGACTGCTTCCAGGAATATCAAGACTTTTTGCACCTCTATCTATGCCAAGTAAATTAGCTATTAACATTTGATACATGTTTCGTGGATCGTTAGGATCTGTTGTATTAGCTGGTATCATTTTTAAGGGTTCTGTAATTTTTTTGAATGCATCAGGATCATCAAATATACCTGTTCCAAGATTATTAATAATTTCTAATGCCTTTATTTGATCATTATCACCTGATTCTTGTCTTGGATCTACACTCATTATACCTTCGCCTTTTCTTTCTATAATAGTCATGTCAGGATTATTAGGATCAGCAGAAACAACATCCCCTGTTTTAAAACTCATATTACTAGATATTTTAGGTCTTATAGGATTTCCGTCATCATCGTATGTTGTTTTAAATGAAACCATTACGCAACAACCTGCCTTCCTACATTAGTGTTTGCAATGCCACTGAATACAGGATCATCTGTACCAAAAACTCTTTGCCCAGCTGCAGCAGTATTAGTGTTAATCCTATTGTTTGTTAAATTTATATTACTTAAAGTCGAAGCATTCACAGGTGCGTTTAAAGTAACATCTAAAGGTTTAGTGTTTTTATCATCGTACAAGTCTTCAAAACTTGGTAATTGATTTGTTAAAGCTTCAGGAGGTTTATCCGGAGACATTTCTATGTAACTGTCGAATGATTCTAAATAACTTTTATCATCACTACTATACTCTTTAATATCTCTAGTTAAGCTTGTTAATAAACCTTTTATTATCATCGAAGGATTACTTCTTAATTGATCTTGTGTAATGGACGATAAAACGTCAAGTGTAACATCTTGAGATAAAGCTCTAGCTAAAATATCATACTTAATTAGAGTTGTACCTACATTAAACAATCCAGGCGCATCAAACATGTTTTTTACTAAATCTGCTCCTAATTCGGCTTGTTGTAATACCGATCCTACTTTTGGATTTGCTGAGTTAATTATTGTAAAGTATCTGTCTATAGCACTTATTTTTTCTAATTGATTAGGTGTAAAAAATTTACTTAAAGCTTCATCATTTTTTAAATTTGAAATTAATTTGTTTATTTTTGTAATATCAAATTCAGGTTGTAACGTTAATAAATCACCATCTTTACCTTGTTTTGCATTCAACTTAAAAAAGTTACTTAAAGAATCTCCATCAGCTACTTTAATACCATCTAAATCTCTTTGAAACTTAATAGCTTTTTCAAAAATATCTTGTAAAATACCCTGTCTGGCAGACACCATAAAAGGATGATTATAATCTATTTTTCCATCAGCAAAGGCTCCTGAGTCAGCAATTATATCATCTATAACTTTTTGTTTACCTACAAAATCATCTGCTTTTACAGTTCGTAATACACTTTTTATAAATTCATTTGTTGTTCCACCGTTTTTAATAGTATCTTTAAATATATTTGAGTTAGCTTTAAGTCCTAACTCTACAATGTCATCTATAGTTTTATAGTCTATTCCTTCCATTAGCAAAGCTAGACCATTTGGATCATCCGCTTGCCATTTTGCTAAAATAGATGCAGTTTTTGAAGGATCCTGTAAAGTTTTTCTTAGCCACAAATCTTTGACAATGCCAAAAGCTTCAGAAGATCCTGTCTCATCTAAAACAGTTTTTAAAGAATGAATTTGAAAGTTTCCTGGTGTTAAAAAATCATTTACGACTGTTCTTACATTTGCTTTATTGTTTGTAATCGCATCAACAACAAAATTAATTCCTCTAACATTTTCGTTGGCATCCATTTGACTATAAAGAGCTTGCATATTAAAGGCCATGTCTGAATCTTTACCAGCGCCTTCGGCAGCATCTTTAAAAACATTTTTAATTTTTTTATGTAGTGCTCTAGCTTCTGAAGCTACAAAAGGATTGTCTGAAAATCTTAAATTAAATAATTCTCTTTGTACTTGTATTAAACTATTAACATGACGACTAGCTGTTTGAGTATTTGTAAAATTTAAAACTCCTGGCAGTTTATTAAAATCATTAATTATTCCAAGAAGTATTTGTGAATCGTTGTCCTTACCTCCAAAATATACTTTAGGCTCTATTACTTTTTCGGCACCCGTGTCATCTATAATTGTTGTTTTTGCACCTTTATTAAATGCTTGAATATTTCTTTTACTTTTTTTCATACTGTTTTGAACATTTTGAATAAGTAAACTTTCTCCGTTTAATATTCCATTTTTTGATGAAAGACCTGCAATTGTTTCTCTTATTCCATTAACGGAATTATTTGATGCTGTATTCCATTTTACAAAAGCGTCGTTAAGAACATCTGCTGCTTGCTCTGGTGCCACATTGCCTCTTAAAACACCTAATAAAGCGTTTTGATAATTTTCTTCTAATTTTTTTTGTGCACCTAAAATTAAGTCCATTGTAAATTTTTTGCCATCGGCCATTTCATTTAACAAATCTGTTGCAGATTTAATTTGGCTTGCAAATTTTTCTTTAGGTAATCTATTGAATTCTGCTGATTGAAAAAAAGTTCTTCTAAAAAAGGGTGATGCAATTAATTGACCAACCATCGCTGGTTGTAAATTATATTTATTTGATATATCTGCTATTTCTTTTGTTATTCGATTTTTAGTTACAAGTTTTGTATTACCAGAAAGGTAAGCAGGAATAAAATCAAATGCTTTAAACAGTCCAGCAGATAAAGCAGCTTCTTGTAAATTGTTAAAATTAGCAAAATTATATAAAAAAGGTGCACTTCCTTCTTGTGCAAACGCTCCTTTGTCATAACCATAATATGCGTCAACTGCTTGGTCTACATTTTTTCCAAATAGATTACCAAAACCAACTCTAAATAAAGGATTGTTTGCTATAGCTCTAAAAGTTTTTAATGTAAGGTCTGTGCCAAATCCTATGCCTTTTAAAACAGGTATTTGTGTTTTTTGAGCATAAGCAGAAAGTGATGCTAATACATCACCAAGAGTTTGAAAGTTAGTTATCGAACCCGCAAATTGTAAAAGTTCATTTGAAAAATAATCATTACCAATGCTGTCAAACATTCTATAATTTTTGTCACCAGGTAATTTAAATACTTCAAAATCTTCGGTTGTGTCACCACCCATAGGTATAGTTACTTTTGTAAATTCGCCTTCAGGAAAAGTCTTTAAAAATCTTTTTCTTCTATTTTTAAAATCTAAATCTCTACCTAATAAAAAGTGTAAGAGATAATTTTCACCAGCTGGTAAAGATTCATTAGTTACGTTTAATCCAGAAATATCTGATATGTATTTAACTTTTGCATCATTTAACTCTCTCTGTAATTTTGAAATATCGCTCATGGCTAATTGATTAGCATAATTAAAAGTATCTAACCCAAACGGCACCTCTATTTTACCATCTTGTATGTCGTTGTAATATTTTTCTTTTATTTCATTCTTTTTTTCTTTTGATACGTTGAAAATTACATTTACATCATCAAATTCTGAAGCAAGTTTTGGTGCTTCTACAAAAAAAGAATCTTCCGTTACTGCACTATTATTTTTTTTATCGTCTTCTACAGCCATTACTGTCCTCTAAACGAATACAAGTTAAAAATTTTAGTTTCAATACGATCGTTGTTTGCTTTTAGATCTTTTGGCTGATAAAGTCTTAAACCATAAACGGGCGAATTGGGTGCAAACGTAATTGTTGACACAGAGCCGTCTGGTTTTATAAATTCACCATTTTCGTTAGCAAAACCAATGACACCAAAGTTACCATTCGTCGATTTAAATTCTTTTACAAGGTTGTAACTAACACCGTTTTCAGATTTAAATATTTTTTTATTATCAGGTAAATTTTCAAGTCCATCAATAGTATACGGTTTTAAACCTGTATCAAATTTAGCTACTTGTTCTTCAAATTTTTCTTTATTTTGATCTTGCAATTGTCTTACAATTTTAAAAATTTCTCTTTGCGCTTTACTTTTATCAGCTATAGATAATGCTCCATTTGCATCAAATTTAGCCGTAAAGACTGCTTCACCATCTAATCCTAATAACTCACCAGAATTTAAAAAATTATCGTATAACTCTTTTGATTTCATTTCTAATTCTGCTTTGTTTTTTGCAATATCAAGAATTAATCGTTGACCATCTTTTGATAAAAATAGTTGTGATACTGAACCTCTTAAAATATCTATTTCTTGTTGGTTTAAATTACCCTTAAAAAATTCAGCATTTAATAAAGTAAATAATTGATTGAAAGAACTTAAAGTTTCTGTGTTTGCTAAACTTGTATCTTCTCCAATAAATTTATTTATTACACTATACACAGGTGAGTTTTGTAAACTTGGAAATGTGTCAAAAATAGTTGCTAATTGTTGTCTTAACGCTTGGCCTGAACCAGATATTGCAGTATCTATTAAAGGTATAGCTCTTTCAATTTGTTGAATTTTAGCAAAACCTTGATCATAGGCTGCATCATAAGTATCACTTAAATTATTAACATCATCCGCCATACTTTGTAAGTTTATTTTTCCTTCTTCAATTTTTAATAAGTCTGCTGCACTTGGTTCTGTTCTTAAATCTTTTTCTAAAGAAAGTACGTTGTATGCCGCTTTTAAAGTGCTTATGTCTTTTTCATTAAAAGGCACAGTTTGATCTAAACTATCAAATATTGGTGCTAAACCAGGAATATTATCTTTTATAAAAGCCACCGCATCATTATCAACTTTCGAAGTATTTAAAAGACCATCGAAAGCTGTATCAATTGATCTCTCTGTTGCAGTAGATCTATCTTTGTCAGGAGGGGTGTTAGCCTCAGCTTCTAAGACTGTTATAAATTGACCAGGATTTTCTGGATCAGGTGTTACTAATCTTGTATTTTGCGGTACTTTTATATAATCGTCAGCTTGATCTTCTGCTTTGAAAATTTCATTACCATTGTTGTCAATTACTGTGGTGCCTGGTGGTACTTTTATTAATTGTTTTTTGTCAACTTCACTCGTGCTATTATCAAAAATAACATCATTGGTTTCTTTATTTAATAAAACACTACCTTTTGGTACTACAATCTCTTTTTCTACTTCTTTTGGTGTAGCAGGTTTAATAATTTGATATACATTATTTTCATCAATATATCCTAATTCTTGTTGTGGGCTCGATTTAATTATATTTATGCCAGTATCTTTACCTTCAAATTTTTTACCACCAAGAAATGCAATTTCATTTGGTCTTAATTTTATTAATGTATCATCAGGATTGACATCTACTTGTTTAAAGACTGTTTTTGAAATTGTTTCACTCTGGTTTTCTGGATCTTGATAAACCATTATTAAATTACCATCTACTTCTTTGAGTTCATAATCTAATCCACCTGTAGCTATTGTTTTACCCCCTGAATCAACTAGCACTTCTCCTTTACCTAAAACTTTAGTTTCATCTTTTTCGTCTTTAGTTAATTCAGCAGAAATCATATCTTTAAATAAATCAATCGTGCTTTGTGCAGCTAAAGATTTAACTTGTCCTTCAATATCTGGAGCAGGTTTTATGTTTGCAAGTGCAGGAGTTGCACTGCTAATTCTATTTAGCGTATCTAAAAAAGGAGGTAGAGGTTGCGAAGTTAAAGGTTGTCCTCCAGCACCAGCTGCAGATACTCTTTGAAAAAAATCTAATAATGCTGGAAAGTTTCTGGAAAAAGAACTTTCTGGCTCTGGAATAGCGTCTCTGAATAACGCTTCAAAAGTATTTTTATATGGCTCTAAAGAGGCCAAATTTACATTTGTTAATAGTTCATTTATCGCTTCTTGATTTATTTGATTTTGATCTCCACTATAACGACCGGGACCATCTACTAAACCACGTTTAGTTTTATTTGGAACTAATCCTGAAGTAATACCAACACCACGAGAACTTTGTTTAAAACCACCTGGTGCGTTGGCAAACATTTTTCTGTTATAAACAGACATCTATAATTTACCAAAACCTTCTAACAATGCACCAATACCTGTACCAAGTGAACCAATACCACCTGCAAAGGTTAGGAATGGATTTGCAGGTGTCACTGGTATTTGTGAAATAGTTTGACCACCAAAAGGTAAACCTGCCAATACATCTGTACCAAAAGATATACGTTGGAAAGGTTCTTGTTGTTGAGCTGCAAGATTTTGTCTTTGAGCTTCTAAACCTGCTTGTAGTAATTGTTGTTGCTGACCACCAATACTTAGTAAAGTATTTAAATCCTGACCAAACATACCTTGACCTAATTGACCAATACCTGCTTGAAATCTTGCTAAATTTCCTAATTGTTGTCCTGCTCCTAGTTGTCTTCTTTGTTGTGCTTCTTGCGCAGCTTGTGCTGAAGCTAATGCTTGTTGAAAATTTCTTGATCTATCTTCTGCAATTCTTCTTGATTTTATATCGCCAATGTTTCTGTCTAATTCAGCTTGTTGTACTCCAAATCTTGAACCGCCAAAAACACCAGCTCTCGTTGCCTGTCCAGCTAAGTTAGCTTGAGCAATTGACCCTTGTCTGTCTATTTCTCTTAAAGCTTCTTGAGTTACTAGCTCTTGATAAGGATCTCTAAATTGATTTATTCTTTCAGTAGTAGGTGTAAACTGTTGTGTTGCACCTGCAAGAGCCTGTCCTGCAGTAGTAGCAGTGTCACCTGCTTGAGTTATAAATGGTTGAAATGCCCCAATACCTTTATTTGCTAAAGCAAAAGCATCTACTTGAGGTTGCGTGAACCCTGCAACCTGTTGCATTGGTATATTACGAGGTACATTAATTAAACCTTGTACATAATTAGGATCACTCGGATCAAGATTTGGTGTTCCAAATAATGTTGCTAATAAATCTTTTTGTCTATCCTGCACATACGGTGGAGGTAGTTGTGTTGTTACTTGTTGTTGTACAGCCATTATGCTTGTCCCTCAAATTGATCCATCATCTGATACATTTTTCTAGCTCCTTCCATTCTGTCTCCGCCGCCAGCTCCTCTAACAGCTTTTGCAGTCATGACAAATTCACCATCACTTAACATGGCAGGTATACTATCAGATGTTCCTGTGCCGGGTCCATCTATTTGACCTGTTTTGCGAGGAAAATCTTTTGGATCTCCACCCGTTGCTAAATTCATTATACCACCATCTGCAACATTTTGCACTAATTGTCCACTTGTATCAACATATGGACCAATTATTCCTTGTCCTAATAATAATTCTATTAACTTACCTTCCTCAGTATTAAAAGGTTTACCCTCATAATCAGTACCAAATTGAAAATCTGCTACTTCTTCTTCCTTTGGTAAATCAAATGCACCTGTTGGCTGTAAGAAAGCTCCTGTTGCTGCTGATGCTTTTGACAAATTAGCTAATAATTTTGCTCCATCTACTTTTTCTTTTCCGTCTACTGTTTTAGTAGGTATTAATTTACCGTCACTACCAATTAAACCGTCAATACCATCTTTTTTACCTAAAAAGAATTCACCAAAGCCACTGGCGCCCTTTCCAAATTTACTACCACCCTGTAAAGCACTCATAAAAGCATTATCACCTAAAAGTTGATTACCTTTTGTAAGATCTAGACCACCAAATTTTAAACCTGGTGATTGACTAGCTAAAAATGCTGCCGATGCGATTTCTCCAAAACCGGCATCAGGATCTGCTAATGCGCCAATTCCAGCAAATAAAGGATTTCCTGTAGCTAAGGCTAATACGGTTCCTAAATATTTTTCACTATCACCGGGTAGTATTTTAGCTACCGTTTTTCTAAGTTTTTTAAGCATAATCTCCTATTGCAATATATGTGATTGAAGCAAGGAGGCTGGCCTTGAGTGTAAGCCTAATTAATCGTATAAATATAGTCAAATTTCTAGTAATGTGCAATGAGAAATATGAGCTTTGATATAGATAAAGTGCCAATGGTCCGTGTAACGTGGTTAGATGCTCGTGATATGGAAACAGGTTGGTTGCCTATTAAAGACATTTTATCTGCACCTTTAGCCGTGTGTCAAGAAGTAGGATACATGATAGCAAAAAACGAAGAAAAAATAGTTATTATGCGTTCATGGTGCATTGATAAAGACGATAATCATGGTGGTGGCTCAATTGCAATACCAAGAGGTTGGGTATCAAAGATAGAATATTTAACGCCGACGTATTCTGAATCATTATAGTTGTCAAGAAAACAATTTTAAAAAGTTCTGTTGAAGTTAAAAAAAATATGTTTACATTAGATTCTCACCAAAATTAACAATCATAGGAGACAAAAATGGAAAAAGATGAATTAAATAAAGCTATTGCCTACCTTGCAGATAAGGTGAGCAAATATCACGAACGACTATTAGCTATGGAAAGAGATTTAGAAAGACACCTTAAGGACAACAAAGAACATCATTGTAAAAACTGTCAGTGTGAGGACTAATTATTCTTTTGTCTCACCTTTTACGTCAGGCATTTTAACGACACGAATGGTAACATCTTTGGCCTTAGATTCGGCCCAAGGTTTACCACAGTCGTTACAAGTACCAGTAGCCTCTTCTTCTGAGTCAACCTCAGCGTTACAATTCTTACAATAAATTTTTACATACACTTCAGGTTTAAGAACAGGTAATTCTTTACCGTCTACAATCTCAGTGCCTATTTGTTCTGCATCTTGTACTTTTTTACCAATCGACATTATGTAATCTCCATTAAACTTACTGCTATTTTTACACCATTACCGACAATTTTAATA